GTGGACCGCAATGATGTGAATATGCCGGAGGGAAATTTTGTTCCGGACGGCACGATTGCGAAACCTGTGATGGGTCCATCGAAAACGAAATTGAGAAAGAGCAAGATTTTTGGACAAGTTACGGAACCCATAACCAAACCCTCTGCCTTAAAACCTGTGAAGGTTGACGGAAAGTTGGTTGATCCAATGATGGAAGGATTGAAGAAGGCCGGAAGTATTCCACCAGTTCCCGACAAGATAAAATTGGAACGAGCAATCAACTCATACAAGAATTTGGTACTCTGCAAGGTGAAGCCTCAACACAGACGTCTGTTAACGTATGAAGAAGCTGTGGCTGGAGTTGAAGGGGAAGAATTCTTACGACCAGTTCGGCGTATGACATCACCAGGCTTTCCTTGGGTCCAAAATAATCCTGGCGTTGGAAAACACCATTGGCTTGGGACTGATGAAAATTACAAACTGGACCCTGCTGTTGCTGAAAAGATGGATGAAAGAATTTTGGCTGCGTTTAATAACATCAGGAAGCCTACCGTTTGGATTGACACATTGAAAGATGAACGGAGACCCATTCAGAAAGTTGATGCTGGGAAAACTCGTGTCTTTGCTGCGGGAAATTTTGAATATCTGTTGACCTTCAAAGTTTTCTTTGCTGGATTCTTTGCTCATCTGTCCGAAAATAGAATTGACAATGAAATTTCCGTTGGAACAAATCCTTATTCATTTGACTGGACAAAAACCGCCTTCAAACTGAGAGAAAAAGGAGACAAGGTTATTGCAGGTGATTTCTCGAACTATGATGGCACTTTAGTGGTTGACATTCTCCACGAAATTTTGCCAATCATCCAGGAATTCTATGATGATGGAATGGATGACGTCAGGCGTATTTTGTGGCGAGAAATTGTTAACTCGGTTCATTTGAAACAGGACCTGATTTATCTCTGGACTCATTCGCAACCCAGTGGGTGTCCTATAACAGCGAGCTTGAACTCAATGTACAATTCGATTTCAATGCGTTATGTTTGGCAGGTTGTCATGCCTGAGGAATATGCATCAATGTATTACTTTGAAAAGCATGTTTCGATGGTTTCTTATGGAGATGACAACGTTGTTAACATTTCGGACGAAGTGATCGATTTGTTTAATCAGAACACGATTGCCGAAGGGTACAAGAGTTTGGGAATGACGTATACGGACGAAAACAAGAGTTCTGAAATGATTCCTTATCGCCACTTGAGCGAAGTCAATTACTTGAAGCGGATGTTCAAGTGGGATGCAGAGGAAATGGAGTACTTGGCACCTTTGGATTTGTCTACAGTTTTGGAAATGATGAATTGGATCCGAGGAGATTTGGACCAAGAGGAATCGACACGACAAAATATTGAGACGGCTTGTTTTGAGCTACATCTTCATGGAAAAGAAGTTTTTGACCATTGGATGCCTAAAGTGAGACGTGCTTGTGCTTCTATGTCTCGTCTTCCTTTATTTCGAACTTATGGCGAGTACCGAGAAATGGAAATGGACAAATATGGAAAACTTGAGACGTTGCATGCGCAGGTGGGAGAAGTGCACAATTGGACAATCAAAATTCCGAAGCCTCGGAGTTATAATGTTTTGGAATGGATTCTCATTTTGCACATCTTTTGTCTTTGGAGCGGTTTTGCTACTTTTGTGGCACTGGTTTCGACGTCTTTGATGGTCAATTCGAAGTGGAATCGCAGGTCTCTGTTGTTTATGACTGTGTTTACGCTGTGTTTGAATAACCTTCATTTTCCACCACAAATAAACAACTCACCACACTCTTACATGTTTCGAGTGCATCAAATCTTGAGCAAGGGGCAATCTTCTATCGCCGTCGAGGGATTGCAGCAAAGCCCGGTCTCAAGTAGGAATTTATTCCTGGAGGAGCGAAAGCTATTGGTCAATGTTTGCCTCCTAAAATCAAGGATATTGACCCGGCGAGTGTATAATCAGGTAGATGAGTTGGTCCCTGAGGAATGCTTAATTAAATCAACTGCAAAACAAGAAGATAAGCAAACAGATTTTGTGGAACAACAACAGATCACCCGTTTTGCGGACGATGTTGTTCCGGAATATTATAACAAACCGAAAATTTCGGATCCTGCGAACTTGTTTGATGGGATGGAATCAATGGAACATTCGATTCAATCCATTCTATCGCGTCCTCATTTGGTGTCGAGTGGAACCTTTCCCCTTGCTGCAGATGTGAAAGTCTCTTTTCCTGACGCACTCTTTGCGAGCCCCAATGTCAGGGCAAAATTGAACTTTTTCAATTATTTCCGTGCGGATATTAGAGTGAGGTTGCAATTTAATGCAACGCCCTTCCAGCAAGGGAGGTATTGGATGTTTTTCAGCCCTTATGACGTTTTGTCAAATCGTGGACAGAAAGGAAATATTGAAAATCAAACTGGTTACCCAGGAGTCGAGTTGGACATCGCGAACGGAGCCCCCATCGAATTGACGATTCCGTATTGTTCACCAATGAGTCACTACGGTCTGGTCACGCAAGAATCAACGATGGGAGATTTGGTTTTGACTGACATCGTTAATTTGACAGCTGGAGATACAGGAAACACTGCAGGATTTCAAATCTATGCGTGGTTTGAAAATATTAAGTTATCTATGCCAACTGGAATTGAACTTGGAGCAAATTTTCTTGAAGCCCAAGTAGGAGAGGAACAAGAGCAAACAAAGGAGGGGCTGATTTCAGCACCGGCTAAAATGATTGCTTCAGTTGCTTCAACGATCAAGCCTTTGATGCCAAATTTGGCCACGCCAGTTGAATGGATGGCACGTATGGTGGGAGGAGCTGCTTCAGAAGTTGGATTTAACAAGCCAAATAATCTAGCTCACAACTGTCCCTATTCAAACATACCTGGAAAGGGATATACTTCAATGGATGGCTCTGATCTGTCTACGAAGTTAGCAACAATTCCTGACAATAAGATCGTGTCAGATGATGCCTACTTTTCCACGAATCAAGACGAGATGGACATTAAGTACGTCTGTTCAAAGAGTTGTATTTGTTTAAAGAACATTACATGGTCTACTGCAAACAATCCTGGAGATATTTTAACTTATTGGCAAAATTCTCCCGGATGTTACCAAAATGGATCTGATGGTTTTATTACTTGTACAACTTTGAATTTTGTGGATAGTATGTTCAGATTTTGGAGAGGCAGTTTAAAATATCGTTTGACAGTCACAAAGACGGCCTTCCATACTGGCAGAATTCGGGTGAGTTTTGTGCCACATTCGACGCAAACAGCACCAACCTCCAACTTGGAATATTGTCACAATTGGATTTTGGACTTGTCTAAGTCGTCAGAGTTGGAATTTGAAGTCCCTTTTGTGTCCAATCGAGAATGGTTGAGTGCACGATTGGCTCGGAGAACCACAGGTGCCGCCTGGAATGTCACAGATGATGTGCGTCGAACTGGAACTTTGATTTTTGAGGTTTTGACACCCTTGGTGGCAGCATCCACGAGCGTTTCCCAAGATGTGACCCTGACTTTGTGGCACTCTGGAGGAGATAGTTTGGAATTTGCCGTGCCCGAGTTTTGGAATTACACAGTGCTGGATGACAACAGCTCGAGATTGGAAGCTCAGGTGTTTAATGAGACGGACGAGGCAATTTCCCATCGA